ATCCGAAGAATGCTTGGATTTACGTCGCACTCCCCATTTCATACCTTTGACACCGAAGTGCATTAATTCATCGGCATTCAACACACTACTCATTTGAAAAACCTCCTTCCCCTTGAACATTCAATCTCCATTCCAATTCTTTGATGTTGTTTTCTATAGCAGTTTCAACAAAAGAATTGGATGGTGGATCGAACTGAAGTCGGACTTTTTGTTGAATATATGGTTTAACACCAGAGATCAGAGACACGTCATCACTAAAATCAGACCAAAACTGATTTGCGGAATCGATTTGAAAACCATTTGATGGGCCAACACCAAGCTGTCTTAAATTAAAGAAAGTGCCGTTTATGAACATAATCAAATCGGGATCGAATGCTGTATAATCAGCATCAAAACCAATATATTTTTTACAACTATTCAGAATGCTTTCATCTAACATAGCCACCTCCTTACCATAATTTCGTATCCCCAGGCCTTCGATCGATGATCTTAGGCCCGGGAATCTCTCCTCCATAATGAATGGCATTATGCGTCATAATAGAACAGCTAATAAGATTATCTGGATCTAAAAGCAATCGATCGGAATGTCGAATGATGTCCGGAGTCAAGGACTCGATATGATGAACCATGATACGTCCAGAAATTGGATAATCGTGGCAACCTAGATCGAAACCTTTGTCGCGAGAAATCACGATATCTCGAACCTGTTTCCATTCGGAAGACATGTAGAACCTTTGATTCATCCATCTTTCAGAGCCAAAAGTTGGATGCCCCACAATACCATCTCTTTGTAAATAATGAAATCGGTCTTCAAATGTCGATAAGGTCATTAGCTCATGGTATGTTTTCATCATTTCTTCATCTTTAAGATCTCATTATAAGAAAGCTTAGATTTCGGATGCTCTTCGCGATACTCCTTAACGAAAATATCATTGCTATATGTCTTTTGAAGTTTATCCATACCAATTACAGACATTATTTGTGCGGCCGCGCCAGCAGTAAATCCGCCACCATACTTAATCATCATCTCAGTTGTAATTCGCGATAGGGCTTTTCTCTCATGACTTTTTATGAAATCATAACCAATTTCAGAAATTTTGTCCGTTGCAACTTTATCGCCATTAAAAATGATCAAAGGATCCTTTGATCCAAATCCCGAATAAAACCTGTCGTTTACATCCTGAACGGCATCATAACCTCGTTGCTTCATAAAGTTATAATATTCTTTGGGGACCGATGAATCTTTGTCAACTAAAGCAACGTTAAATGCGTGATAAGCTTTTTTGGTAAAATTACCCTTTTTATCGAACATTTGACCAGACATACCCCAGGTATTAGCTCCCCGCTGAATTTGATCCAAAACCGTCTGTTTATCTGAATCTGGCAAGGTTTTATACCAATCATTAAGACCCTTTTGAGCCGATTTTGGAGAAGCGATTTTCAAATTAGATCGAAGTGACATCGCCTTCTGATAAACCTTTTCTGATCTGGATTTATGATCATAAAGCGACTTCCCATACATTCCAAGATATTTATGCGCATCTTGTTTCTTATGAAAAGCATAAAAGGCGCGGTCCATTGGCTCGTTTTCGTTAATCGTCACACGTCCCATTTTTGAACCGGTTTTAAGAACCCTATCAGTTACCGATTGATAATGAGAATATCCGGCATAAGCAGCAACCGAAGCTAAGGTTATTCCTCCAGCAACTGCTAAAACTTTTTCAGTTTGAATTCGAGATTGAGCTCGAAGTTCGGCTTCTTTTTTGGTAAATCCTTTTGCCTGATACTTAGCTTCAAGATTCAAACGATGCTTGCTTTTTTCATTTTCCGGTGGAATTTTCTGACTTAGCTTGGCATCTCGAAGCTCTCGCTTAGCATATTCAATCTCTTGCTTCCGTTTTGTACTAAATAAACTTAACCTTTTAGCATCTTTGACATTTTGTTTCTTTTTACCTAAATCGGTTAAAGTTCCATCTTCATTTTGATAACGACGAACACCCCAATGCATTCCTTTGATGCCAAAATGCATGAGTTCATCGGCTGAGAGAATTTCAGTCATGGTGATCTCCTTACTCGAAAGCGTCAAGATTGTTCTTATAAGCAACCAAAGAATCCATCAAAGCAGCGACCGCATCGATCTTGTCTTCTCGTTTGGCCTTATACAGCTTCTTGTTATTATTGGTATCCTGAAGAACAATACAGTTACCCATTGTAAAAGACATCAATTCCTGATCAAATATCAGTCGACGATCCTCAGCCAACTTCTTGATTTCACCCAATGGAACCGATTCCGTCTTGGCGCCCTGAATAACTTTCTCAAGACCGAACTCACCATTCTCACGAGCCCAACGTTCTACGAAACCTTTTGCATTATATGGATCGTAACCAAATGAACGAACGTCGTATTCGGAATCAATAATATACTTATCCAAATCATCGAAAATATCATCCATGTTAAGCATGGTTCCATTCATGACATAGAGTGAGCCCTCTTTCATGAAGTCTTCATACTTCGTACGAGCAGCCATCGGAAGATGACTCATCGTATAACTTGAAATATAATTTCGAGTCTTGACGCCGTATGTATCATTGCCCAAAGGAAACAAAAACGTGAATGAACAGAAGTCATCACCCTGAGAAAGATCAGCTCCAAGAGAACAAGGCATTCCCCAAAAATCTTTATGACGATGAGGAAGCGTCTCCTCATACGTAAAGAAGTAAGTATAGCCTTCCATTGGAATACCGAATCGTTTCGCAAGAATATCATTGCGAGTTGCGGGAGCTTTCTCAGCTCTTTCAACATCCAATTGATATGTTTCGTATGTAACCGTCTTACCAAGATTCGGATTGGCTTTCAACCACATCTCTGGTTTGGCCACCTCATCAATGGAATCCAATTTGTAATACCAAATGGAGACGTGAGGATTCACGTAATCACCTTTTAGTATGTCCATCAGTTCCATTTTGATTGTATCTCCAACGGAATTTCGAACGGTGCCTTCCGATGATGTAGCAACAATCAAGTAGTCATCCAATTTGGATGCACCCTGTTCAATGGCGCCAATTACATCTTCTCTAGTATCACCAGAAAGCCATTCGTCAACTGTTGAGATCTTAGGACGAAGACCTTGTAACTTGTCGATTGACATCGGTCGAACTTCAAGAAGAGAATTGGTCATGAAATTTCGGATGCCAATTTTAGTTGAAGCCAACTTCGCTTGCTGAGCTTTTGGACCTGTGCCGGGAGCATTGCCGTCAGCTAGAACCTTGAATAGCGGTCCTGGCATTCTGGTTAATGCGGTTCTGAAAGGCGCCATGGTCTCTTCCGCCTGTTTCATGGTTGGGGCAACAATGATCTGAGAAGTTGTACTTTGATCCATAACCAAAAAATATGCTTGAATCATTTCAGCAAACATGGTCTTGGCGGCACCACGAGCAACGATCAGATACATCTTCTGGATCAAACGTTTCAGAATCTTTCGATTCTCATAATGCCCTGGTCCTCTTCCTTCTGGATTTGGAATATAAACAGAACGTTCAACATAGTAATACCAACCAAATATCTGTTCGGCCCAAAGTTTAAATGAATCCAAAAGATGAAGTTCGGAGCCATCGGTCAAAGTCAATTCGTTTTCGCAGAATGCAATAAACCCATCAACTTTTCGTTCATCATAGTAAACACCGGGATTGGCAATCAACTGATCAATTCTGTTCATTTCGAGTTCTATCTCATGACAAACAGGAATTTCACCATTCATGACTCTTTGTCGAAACTCACCATAATATTTTGGAACTGCTGTATTGGAAAGAGCCATAGGGGGTCACCTCTTCTCAGGCCTTCTTTACCTTCCGCACTGCCGACATCGTGCTAAGATCGAAACCTTCATTCTCAAGGCTATCGATTCGATCCAGGTACTGCTTAACCATGGCCTTGCCTTTCTTTCTGTCAGCCCAAGCTTCAGCGTTAGTCGTTGTGCTCTTTTGGAAATCATCCATTAGCTTGTTGACTTTATTCAAACCATCAGAAGACCACTTTTCCAATGCTGTGGTATACTTACGTTGCTCAGTCAGAAGCTGTTTTGCCGATTTACCAGTCTTTTTCAAAGTACTTGAATAGTTCTTTGCGACAAAATTTTCATCATAAGAATCCCATTTATCCTTCTGATCTTTATAGTAGCCATTCTCCAAAGCAGCGTTCAAAGCAGCACTTGCCGCACGGCCGGCGACCTTACTTTTGTTTTTCTTCAAACGTCGCCTTTGACCCCACTTCATACCTTTAACGCCAAAATGCATGAGTTCATCAGCTTGTAGAATTTCAGTCATAGTAGTCTCCTTATTCATCTTCCATTACTGACTTGGGCCTCATTATCTTGATAAAGTTGGCCCAGATTGATTAAAGTAATGCGACCCAAGAATTGGATCACCATAAGAATTATTAACTTCTTGATTCAATGTGAAAAAACAGAGTTGCCCGATGGCCATTCCAGCTTTAATTCGAATTGGCAAAGTATTCTCGTTTTTGATCTCCAAAGTAATATCGCCACGAAAACCAGGATCGATGAATCCAGCCGTAACATGCGAGGCCAAGCCCAATCGTCCAATTGAAGATTTACCTTCATAGCGAGCAGCTAAATTCTTAGGAATACTTACGCCTTCAATCGTGGATCCAAGAACGAATTCGCCTGGATCAAGAATATAGCCTTCCGCTGGAATCTTCATCTCATGAACCGAATCCTTTGGATATGTTTTTGATTCAGCATCGATCACCGAACCACCAGAAAAACGAATCAGACGAGAATCCAAATGAACATCATAACTGCAAGGTTGAAGTGATCGCATCTCGAATGGAAATATCAAGCCACTGGTTTGAACCAACTTTTGAATCGCATTGTCGGAAAGCAGTGTCATGGTGGTCTCCTTATTCATCTTCCGTCACTGGCTTCTAATTCTGGATCGTAGCCAGAATACTTCTTGAAAGCCTCCATCATGTTATCCAGCAATTCGCTATTGGCGGAAGCGGAATTCAAGGATTCACGCTTTGCTTCAAGAACTGCGTTTTCTTTTCGTAGTTTTTCAAGTTCGACCTGTTCTCGAATGCTGCCCTGCTTTAGCCAATAGCAAATGACCTGAGCGGATGCAGTTCCAGACCGCATCTGTTGCTCAGCGGCATCATAGGCGAGAAGAGTCAATTGCTTTTCGCGTTCTTCCACTGAACGAGCCGGTGGAAATTGGCGGGACAGCGGTTCGATGGACTTCTTTCGACGTCCCATAAACGAATCGCCTCCAGTTTCTAAATGAATAAATATGGTTTTAATCAGTTCCGAGGACTTTACTAGGACCACCAACTGTTTCACCATGGGCCGAAAGGAGTTTCCACCCGCTTGTGGCAGCGATCATGAACCGTGGAAATTAAAAAACCCACAGTTGGCAGTCCCAGTAAAGCCCTCGAACCAAAGCAAGAGGTAAAACGTCTCAGAAAAATCCCCTGCGGGGAAAAATCAAAG